GGTTTGAACTTGGCTAGGTCCGAAACAATAACCAACGGCTGTGTTCGGCTAATAATCTGTGGGTTAAATATGCCCATAAAACCGCCAAGGTGTCTGGGATAAGTTTTAGATTTGATCGTTGGTGTATAGAATTATAGCACTCTGCCATTAGGAGGTAGATGAGACTGAAGTTGACGAGATAGACATTCGATTTAAGTTTATGGTTTCTGTGCGCACAGTGCCGTTGGACTTGATTGAAATATGGAACGCCCAGTGAAATCCTCGTATATTCGCAAGTCACGGTCATCCAATTTGACGTTTAGTTTGACAACCACCTATATATTGGTGTAAGATTTTTAAATGGGGTATGTGGCTACAAAGTTGTAGCACTTGCTTTGCAAGCAAGTTAAATTCTGGCGGGCGGTACGTCCATACTCCACCAGTTTCTTGTGAAGATTCTAATCGTTTCTGTCTCCACAACAATATGTATTAGTAATGAAAACTTTAAACATACTGTGTAATGAATGTAATGTTTCTTTTGTAAAACAAAAAAATGAGTATGATAGACAAATCCGTAAAGGAAATAACAATTTTTACTGTTCATTGAAATGTTCTGGTATACATACCACTAAATATAGAATAAAACACTTTGAAATTGAACGGGAATGTTTGTTATGTAAAAATAAATTTATATCAACAACACATAAAAACCACAAAATGTGTTGTAATAAATTGTGTGCCAAGAAGTATGCGCAATCTTTTGTGAAGATAGATAATATCTCTTCTTCAATGAAGAGATATTATCAAAATAATCCTCAAATAAAACCGAAAACATATGAAGATAGAAAATGTGTTATATGCAAAACTGTATTTAATATACAAAAATGCAAAAGAAAGAAAACCTGTTCTGATGGTTGCTTTAGAAAATTAATGTCACTTAATTCAATCAAAAATCCTAATTGTGGTGGAGAAACTAATTATAAAAAATTCAAATATAAAGATGTATGGATGGATTCAAGCTGGGAAGTTAATTTAGCTAAATGGTTGGATAATAATTCAATTGAATGGAAAAGAGATAGAAAAATAAATTTCATTTGGACGGACATATGTGGGAAAAAAAGAAGATATTATCCGGATTTTTATTTACCAAAATATAATATTTACCTAGATCCAAAAAATAAATTTAAATTGAAAAAAGATGAATATAAACTGTCCAGAGTTATTTTGGAGAATAATATAAAATTGATTTATGGACTTGAAAGTGATGTAATTTGTCAGTTAAAAAAATATTTGAAATTTCACAAATTTCACTAATATATATTGTTAATTAGAGCGCGGGTATGATGTAGTGGTAGCCTGCAACCTTGCCAAGGTCGATGTGCCGGTTCGATTCCGGCTACCCGCTCCAATTTCAGTTCTTTAAAATTTATGGGCGCGTACTGGTATCGATTTAATAGTACACGTATGTTAGGCACGTAGAGGATGATAGTTGGCCTCTTTAATACACCTATCGAAACATTAACTGCTGAAGATAACGTAGTTAGCTATGACTTCTCTTACGATGACGTTGTAGCCCTTGCAGCCTAAGTTGTTGCACATTCAATACAATGAAGTCTGATATTTGTGTTGGGTGTAAATTATTGGACTGGACCAAATATTTGATTTGCGTAAATGGTCGAGAGATTAGTAAATCTTAAGGGTAATATTTTTAGATATTTTTCATTATTACTTCCTAACAATTCAAAATATATAAGCGTGTAGTCTGGCAATAATAATTTTTTATGGACGCGGGGTGCGACTCCTCGCCATCTCCACCATTTTTAAAACCCCAAGTTATGCTTGGGGTTTTTTTATTGCGGTTCAAAGTCAATGTAACTATCAAATACTAAACAGTTGCATTTTTCTGGATCTATATATCCTTCTTTTTGTAGATAATCCAACATTTTCTCTCTACAAGTTTCGTCTTCATATAAATCACATTTTTCTGGGTGTCTTAAAACAATAAATCTATCAGCCCAGATTGTTATATGGTGATCTTTAATTTTTATATCTTGAAAATTTACTTCATTCATTGTATATTAAATATATATTAGAGTTATGAGTAATATTAAATTAACAAAGGCTGAAGCCGAAAAGAAAGTATATGAACTAACCGAAAATCTTTTGCATGTAAAGAAAGATTTTAAAGATGTAGCTGCTGGCTACAAAGAACGCATGAAAGAAATCGAAAATGAAATTAAAGCAATTGTCGAAGATGCTTCTATAGGTGATCCAACTAAGTAAAACAAAAAGCCGGTCAATTAAGACCGGCTTTTTTATTATTGTTCTTTTGGAGATGGCTTAAATGTGCCATCTTTTAAATTAAGACTACCGTCTCCATATTTTGTAGCCAGACTATTTAGTAAGTTTTCTTCTAGTTTTTGAATATCTTTCCACTCTGTTAGAATAGCTGATCTACGTTCAGTTAATTCTGTTTTTGTTTGTTCCAGTTCAATTTCTTCTAATTGCAATTGACCAAGTTCAAATATTTTTTGTTGATATTTGGATTGAACGATTGCGATTTCTTGCATTTCTTGTTCTGTAAATTTAGTAACTTCACTCATAATATTTTTAGATACATATCTGGTTTATTGATTTTTGGATAATTATAATTCAATTTATATTTTAAAATAAAGTTGACGTAATCGCTATTTGTATGTATTATTAGATTATGTTCTAAGGCTGGTAATCTTAGAATTAGTAAGTATATTACCACATTTAAATATTAAATTATAAATTAGTATGACAGTTAAAAGTGATAGTGTTATGGATAACAATATTAAGTACGTAATCCTACGTGATGGCAGACGAGTTTCAGATTTGGAATATCCATCCAAGGATGAAGCTAAAACTGAATATGATCATTGGTCTTCAATTCTTAAACGATGGCCAGATGGTTCTAAAATTGAAATTGTAGAAGTGAAAGGTAAATAATGAGTGGTAATATATTTGGCTTAAAACAAAAAATTAACTTGGCTAGTACAGAAAAAGAAGTACTAGACTTATTAAAGTTAAGCAAAACATACGTGGACGCATCTCCAGAAACAGTTCGTTCTTGGAAAAATGCTTCTGCAAAAAAGTTACAACAGTTAAATTCGACTATTTCGTCAGTGGAAAAGGTTGAAAATGATACTGATAAACAAGTAAAAAAGAAAAAGAAAAAGTAAGATTTAACCAAATTGGTTCTGAAAAGACGTTACTTCGGTAACGTCTTTATTTTTTCCCATATACTTATATATGATGACAGATAAGTACTCTTCATTAACTTTGCCATCTGATTATGATCAGATGGATAGTTTAATTAAATCTAATAAAATTAAATTGATGGAACAAATTGTTTCATCAATATGTTATGCGGTAGACAACAATTTGAATGCGATAGAGGTCTTTAACTTTAAAGATTCTGATTTCATAGTAGTATTAGACCGCAATTCATTTGAAGATAATCTAAATAATATTTACGAATATTATATTTCGTCTGAGAAATATGAACATTGTGGTCGTGTTTTAAACATTAAACAACAACTAACCAACAAAAATGAGCAAGAAAAAAGACACAAGCCCAAAGGTTCATCAAAACGAAAAAATTAGAGAAACAATAAAAATTGATGACCGAACTCTTACGCCAAAACAAATTGAATTATTAAATTTACTACAAAATAAAACAACTAAACTAGTCTTCATTTCAGGTCCAGCTGGAACTTCAAAAACATATACATCTGTGTTAGCCGGTTTAAATTTAATAAACCAAAAAAGAGTAAGTGAAATCGTATATGTCAGAAGTATTGTAGAAAGTAGTGATAGTAAATTGGGATTTTTACCAGGTGAAATGGATGAAAAGATGAGTCCTTACATTCAACCACTAATAGATAAATTAGAAGAATTATTGCCAAAACACGATATTGATAAGTTAAAAAAAGAAGAACGTATTCACGGTTTTCCAATAAATTTCTTACGTGGTTTGAGTTGGAACGCTAAATGTATTGTAGCTGATGAAGCTCAGAATATGAGTAAGAAAGAATTGACCACATTAATTACCCGTGTTGGAGAATTTAGTAAGTTGTTTATATGTGGTGATCCCGATCAAAGTGATATCAATGGTAAAAGTGGATTTGTGCCAATGATGAACATCTTTGACGATGAAGAAAGTAGAAATAACGGAATTTATGTATTTAAATTCGATGAAGATGATATTGTTAGAAGCGGTTTAGTAAAATTTATATTAAAAAAACTAAAAAATGTTGGGTGATTAATAATTATTAATATATTATGGCGATAGTATCCAATCAAGGTAGAACTGTTCCCGAATTACCAACACTAACAGCTGGTACTATCGGTAATAATGATTATTTAATCATACAAAATGTAAGTAGCAACTCTACAAAAAAGTCTACTGTTAGTAGTTTTGTACAAAAAACAGCAAATCTTCTAACAACATTCAACAACTTGAATTTTGTAGGACCAAATAATACATACACGGGTTCATTTAGAAGTTTTGAAGGTGATAACTATTCTGTAATAAGTCAGAAAATACCCAATGTATTTAAACGAGCCATAGTAAGTGATTATCTTACTATCGGATACAATCCATCAGCGCCAACGTTTTTGGGAATATATGCAAAAACAATAGATGTTAATCAAGCACTTGGCGGCGGTGGCAATATTACGTTTACTGGAAATTCTATAAATAGTCAAATAACAATTTTTGACTATCCAAATGGATTGAATCTTGAAAACACACCTTTTAAGATTGAACAAATTACAGCTAGTATTGGTATAACAGGCAGTTTAAAAGGACGTTTACTAGGCAATGTAACGGTTGGTATAGGTAAAAGTTCATTTAACAATGTAGATGTAAATAACAATTTATATGCTGTAAATGGTGAAATAGACAACGCAGCTATAAATGGCGGTTCTATTGGTGGGGTAACTATTAATAATAGTCCGATTGGAACTACTGTGCCAAATGTCATATCTGGTTCAAAGATTTATTCTGCAAATGGATTTTCAGGAGTATTTTCTGGTAGTGGTAATATCTCACTCACAGGTAGTTTAAAAGGCAAGTTAACAGGTAATGTTACTGCTACCACTGGTACAAGTGTATTTAACAATATTACTGCAGCTAGTGTATATTCAAGTGTATATATTGAGTCACCATCATTTATAGGCACAGCTAGTTATTCTTACAATGGAAATGGAGAACTATCATCTTTATCCAGTAGTTACGCACAAACCTCAAGTATGTGTATGTCAACTACCGCAGATACCGCTTCGTATTTAGTTTGGTCAAACCTAAGAGTAAATGGTACATCTAGTTATTCTTATAATGGCAATCAAAAATACTCATCTTTTTCAAGTAGTTACGCATTAACATCAAGTAAAGCTATTAGTAGTAGTTATTCTACCAGAACCACTAGTGCTTCATACGCATTAAGAGCTTCAACTGTACTTGGGACTGTGGATAATGCTTTAAATGCTATAACTGCGGATTCTTCAACTACATCACTAACATCCTCTTATTTGTTAAAAGGATCTTTGAATAGTTCAAGCGCTGTACCATACTTTGATAACAATAGATTAACAACATCTCCATTATTTTATAAAAATGAGTTTGGACAAATAAATTTTTATATATCAGCTTCCGCTAAATATGCACAGTCCAATCTTTTTGTAGTAAACAGAGGATCTGGTATATTTAGTTCAGCTGGATTTGTATTACAAAATAAAAACAGATCAACCAACTATCCAAATCAAGATCAATGGTTTATATCATCTGTTACCAGTGGTAGTTTAACATTGAGTATTACTACAGGATCATATCATCTTAAAAATAGTACCATTACAACAAGAACATCGGATTCAGGTGGAGTGATGGTTGCACTGAAACAAGTGCGTAATGGTTTTTACTTCTGGCCATATATTAATACGGATTCGGCTGCAAGAGATGGTTCAGTTGGTATAGGCATACAACCTCCAGCAGAGCCAACTGGTTCTATAGACAAGTATTTACGTGCTAAGTTGCAAATCAGAATGTTTAGCGGTAGTAATCAGGCGGCTAACGTTGCTGGATCAGTATTAGCTGGTAAATTTGTTGGTGGGGCGCCTATTGGTGTAGAAAATAAACAAACTGCCATATTGGTACAATACGGATCTAGTAGTTTTTCAAATACATTTTATGTATCTAGTAGCGGTGATATGCGGGCATATGGATCTATCAGCGGCAGTAAAATATATTCATATGGAAACATCAAAGTTGATAATGGTTCATATATTTCTAAAACAGATAGCGCTATCATAACAGGATCTTTCAAAGGAAATTATCAAAAAGATTATACTACTGTGAGCGCAACTGTTGCAGCTGCAACCACAAATTTGAGTTTTGATGATTATGATATGATTTACCTAACGGCTACAGCCGCTCAAACATTTAATGTAAATCTTACACAGAAAAAAGTGTGTTATTTATATTTCTATAATAATAGCGGTGGCACATCATTTACGTGGGCCACTAGTACTGCCAATTCTTTAAAGTGGCCAAGTGGAGCTGCATCCAATCCATCAAATGGATCCAGAGATCTATATTCTGTCGTATTGATGGGTAGTGAAATTCTTATTAATAGAATCGCAGCTTCTTACTCTTAATACTTTATATTTATAAAATATGTCAACTCCGTGTAACAGTTTAAATGTACAACTAATAAAGGTCAGCGATCTAGCAACTTATTCTAGTATCAAAGATGCAGATCAACTGATGGTTATTGAAAATACAGGTGGTTCAAAATATTCTAGAAAATCCACTTTATCTGATTTAAAAGATTATGCTAACTCAGATGGTATATCTGGATATACCACTTCTTTATTTAATACCACAACTGATAGTAATAGCATATCATATTATTCCTCTGGAAATGTTCTTTCATTTTCCCACGGATTTTCTGCTGTACCTTCTTTGGTCCAAGTAGTTTTAAAATGTAATAGTAATGATGGAAGATTTGTTATTAACCAAGAAGTTGACGTAACATCTTTTTTCAATAACCAAACAAAACCAATTTGCAGTATCGTTTCAAGTTCTAGTACTGTGTTACTAATTGTCCCAACTTATACCAGCATTACTGTTTACGACTATAACAGTAGCACCAGTGTAATAAGTCAA